GTATAAAAATACTTTAGACTGGAATAAAATGCGACAGGCAGTAGCAGATGGATTTATGGTAAAACCGCATCCAATAACAGCACACATTTGGATGGCACTGCTAAGAAAGAAACTTGGAGCAGATAAAATCTTGAATAAAAAGTCAGGTGGATTTGAACTTCTTATGAACGCAAAAGAAGTAGCTTGTGCACCAAATAGTGAAATGGGTTTGATAGCAATTTTACTAGGTAAAAAACTACGCTTAGTAAGTACACCGAAAGATGTAAGAGAAAAAAATCTACTTACTTACGAAAGTTTTTACTACGCTATATCAAATCAGTGTTCACAACAAGGTGCATATACAGCACTATGTAAACTCCTTAGTGCAAAACACTCAGGTATAATTTTTAACTTTGATAACGATGCAGAAGAACGTATGGATAGATACCTACACTCCTTCTGGGAATATAAGATGGCAAAATGATAGAAGTAATTTATAGATACAAACCAGTGTACGGAATGTTCACACTCGCATCCATGTTAGATTGGGATGGGGATAGTTTTCGCCTGCATGTTGGGTTTCATGAAGATCAATGGGACAAAGAAGTTGTTGAATGGATTGACAGAAATTTCAAAAATTATAAATGCTATCAAATACCTTCAAAGGTAGCTAATGGTAACTGGCAAGCAAAATTTTTACTTCTTATAAGAAGATGGTATAGAGGCGAAGGAAGTAAGAATGGTAAACTCAATAAAAGAGTTTTAATGTTCGGAGACAATAGAATATTTCTTAGAGACTGGGTAGGACAATTACCACCAGCAGACTGGCAAAAAGGTGTTGTTATGGCTCCTAAAAGATGGCAGTATATAGAGCATCCAATGTATAGAAATTATTACAATATACTTGGAGTTTCACATGAGAAAAATGATTTAGATACTAATTTTATGCTATTTAATTGGGATGAACTAGATAAGATAGGAGATCATGAATTATTCTTTGAAGACGGCAGAGCTCCTGCAGTTATTGGATTAGAACACAGACTTGATGCCTATATTAATGGTGCAAGAAATAATGTATTTTTTAACGCATTAAAAACTTATAAATTTGGACATATGCCTTTGTATGCAAGTATGAAGGTAGATTATCTTATCAAAGTTGATTCTATCGGTACAGCAGATACTCTTAATCATAATATTGCAATGAGAAAAGCATTTTCTATTAGTTGCGATCATAAATATTTAGTTGCTGAATATGCTGACTGTCCTATGGGAGTAGCATTAGCAGTTCCTTTTGATCTATATGCAAATTTAATAGACAGAATCCCTGTAAATCTTAGAAACGCTAGAGTAAATGAAAGAATCTTGTTAAAAGCTGAAAAGCAAAAGCAAGCTACACGAAAAATACTTCAAGCAGGTTATATTCTAGGAAAAGTCTATTAATTCTTCTTTCAAATCAGAAAGTATTTTCCAATTTAGTATTCCTTTCTCGTTCCACTGACTAACGATTTCTCGTTCTTTATCTTTTGCATGTGGACTTCTCTGTATTGTATTCTCTGGTAAATGCCAACTTGAAGGATAGTCCTGTCCTAGTTTCCATGGAAGTTTCTTTTGAAAAAAGTCGAAACCTATTAGATTTAAGTTTTTCCACATGTTCATTTTATTCACAAAATAATGAACACCCATATAACCAGCACTTGGTCGCAACGCATTTGCATCTCCGTTTTTACAACCAAATTCTTCAAATATAAGCATTAACTCATCATCTGAGTACATTACTTCGTGATCGAAAACTATTTCTCGAGTAGGTTTTTTATTTAAGTGTATTCTGCACCGATTAAGAAGTTTCAGTGCGGTAGGAAAGTGTGGATGAAAGTTTGCTCTCAAAAATCCAGTAATCCAGATATCAGTTCGTTTTCCAACTGATTTATAAATATCTGGGCGAGGAATACCTCTGCCGAATCTTACTATTATATCAAAGGATTCTATATAGTCTCCATATTCATACTCTAATAACTCGACAGAGTTTCCTACTAGAATTACTGACTTATTTCTGATTTTATCTGAAACCATTCGTCTGCAAACTCCACGTTTTCGTAGCCTTCCAGCCACGGTCCGCCATCTGTAAAGTGGACGGCTTTTGTATATTTTTTACCAAAGTCGTAATATCCAACAAGTGCATTAAAACTTGCTGGGATGCTGCCTATCTTACTAGCCCATGAAAAGCCATGTAAGTGTGCAGCATGAGCATTACTCACATACCACTTTGTTAAACTATCACATTTTGCACAATCAAAGAACATCAAACTACTCCAATATTTCATATCGTAATCTGCATTTCCTTTATTTTTCATCTTTTTAGTTTTTATACTAAACTTTGGATGTTTTACTACTGCAACATCTTCATCATTCATATGATGTGTAAGTTCTTGAGGATCACATCTCCAAAGAAAATCTCCATCACAGTAGAGTGCGCGCCCTGTGTAGTTACATAACAAAGGAACTAGAAATCGAGTAAAGGAGAACTCTGTACTTTCCATTAAGTGTTTTGGTCTGTCATAGAGTCCTTTCTTTCTCAATTTCTTATTAATTAAAGGATGTATCTCATGTAAAGGATTATGTTTTAAAATACTTGCCTTACATACTTCGTATGCTTCGGGGTGTTCACTATCATATCCTATAAAGATTTTCATTCTTCTCCTTTTAATTGTGCTCCTAAGTCATTAACATATGCTTGTCTAGCAGTTTGTATCGCTGCCAATTCGTGATCGAGTTCTGTTTTTCTTTTATCACAATACCCAATCGCATTTACTAACAAGCGTTGTTCTTTAGTCATGCCTTCGACATCATATTCGACGCCGTCTATACTAATTGTTGTCATTTAAAAATATCCTGCCAGTTGCCTTGTGTACTACTTTTTGCATACTCGGTAGCACGATTTTCAAAAAAGTTGGTATGCTCAACTGCATTTACTTGCATATCTACCCAAGGTAGTGGATTAGTTGTACTATGAAATATTGCTTTTAGACCTAAACCCAATAAGCGTCTGTCTGCAATATATCGTATATACTCTTTTACTTCTTTTGCAGTAAGATCGGGTATTTGAGCTTTTGCAAAACAAACATCAATAAATTCGTCTTCCAACTCAACTACTCGCTCTGCAGCGCAGTAAATTTCGTATTTTAACTTATCAGTCCACAACTCGGGATTTTCTGCTATGAAAGTTCGGAATAATTTAGACACGTTCTCAACATGAAGCGTTTCATCACGAATTGACCATGTAACAATCTGTCCCATACCTTTCATAAGATTATGCCTTGGAAAGTTAAGTAAAATTGCGAAAGAAGAGAAAAGCTGAACTCCTTCTGTAAAACCACTGTATACTGCTAGTGTCTTTGCAATATCATGTTTAGTTTTCATACTAAAGTCAGACAAGTACTCATGTTTCTCTACCATCGCTTGTATATCCATAAACTCTTGATAAATTCCTTCGGATTTTCCAAGAGTTTCCAGCAACAATGAATATGCTTCTTGATGTACTGCCTCCATGGCAGCAAAAGATGCAAGCATCATTCGGATTTCTGGTTGTTTGAATGTTGGAAGATAGTGCTTTGCATATCCACAACATACATCAACGTCTGCCTGCGTGAAAAATCGAAAAATGTTATCTAACAATTCTCTATTTTCAGGCGTAAGTTTTTCGTTATAGTCCCTAATATCATCACTTAGTGTAACTTCATCAGGCATCCAGTGCATTTGCTGCTGTTTTTTATAAGCATCAAACGCCCACGGATAGTTAAAAGGTTTGTAATAGTTTCTTTCTTCTAATAACATATTTATCCTTCGCAACTTAAACAATCTGATTGTTCAAAGATTATTTCTCGCTTTGCCTGTGAAGTAACATTATCTGCTCGAGATATTGCTTCACTTCGTAGGTAATAAAGCGTTTTAAGATTCTTCGCCCACGCAAGCATGTGGACGTTGTGTAGATCTGCCTTGTTTACGTCAGGTGGAAAAAATAGATTCACACTCTGCGATTGACAGATAAATGGTTGTCTCATTGAAGCATGCTCGACAACCCACGCTTGATTTATCTCAACTGCTGTCTTGAACACGTCTCTCTCCCAGTCGTTCAAGAAGTCAAGATGTTGCACACTTCCTTTGTTTCCAACGATACTTGCCCAAGTTTCGTCTGTGTCCTGTCCATACCCCGCTAGGACTTGCTTTAAGAATTTATTCTTTACAAGATTACTTCCACTCTTTGTTTTCTGAGTGTAAGCATTAGCACGGAAAGGCTCAATACTTGGACTTGTGTTTCCACAAATAATACTACTAGATGCATTTGGTGCTATTGCTAGCAAGTGTGCATTTCTAACAGTACAAGTATCATCGTCGGGACATGCTCCTCTTTCTACAGCCAATCTTCTAGTTTCTTCACTTGCTTTTGATTTAATTAATTCAAACATCTGAAGATTTACACCAGTTGCCATTGGATTGTCAAATGGTATAGAATTTTTCTGTAAATAAGCATGAAATCCCATTGCACCAAGACCAATACTTCTTTCACGATAAGCAGAAAATACTGCTTTGTGTAATTGTTCTGGCGCATGTTTTATAAAATATTCTAGCACATTATCTAACATTCTGACTAGATCTGGAATGAACGCTGGTTCCTTTTTCCATTCATCAAAATATTCCAAGTTTACACTTGATAGACAACATACTGCTGTTCTTTCATCATTTGTTGCTAAAGTAATCTCAGAACAAAGATTACTTTGGTGAACGCTTAATCCAAGTCTTTTCTGAAAGTCAGGCAACTCACTGTTCACAGCATCACCAAACATAAGATAAGGCTCTCCTGTTTCCATACGGTTTTGAAGAATCTTTACCCATAATGCTCTAGCACTGACAGTTTTCTTTACCTCACCGCTGTGCGGATCCACAAGCTGCCAGCTATCGTCGAAACCACTATACTTTGTAGCACTGTGAATGAGCTCCATAAAGCGATCTGATACGACAACCCCATGATGCAGATTAATACACTTACGATTAACGTCACCACCAGTAGGTTTTCGAACATCTAGAAATTCCTCTATTTCAGGGTGACTTATATCGATGTAGCCTGCATAGCTTCCTCTACGAGTAATTCCTTGAGAAAAAGCAAGCATCTCAGCATCGACAACTCTCATAAAAGGAATCACACCAGTGGACTCTGAGCCTTTTGAAGTTTTCGTTCCAACAGAACGGACTTCGCCCCAATATCCACCGATACCACCACCGAATGAACTTAAAAAAGCATTTTCAGTAAAGTGATCTGTAATTCCTTCACGGCTATCATCTACGTAATTCAAAAAGCAACTGATTGGTAAACCTCTCTTTGTACCACCATTTGATAGTACAGGAGTAGCAAACATAAACCAATGTTTACTTGCATAGTCGTATAATCTTTGTGCATGTGCATCATTATCGCCAAAAGCTTCAGCAGCACGAGCAAGAGCTTCCTGTGGAGAAGTCTCACCTGGCACCATATAACGATCTTTTAAAGTATTTAGAGCAAACTCGTCAAAGAGTTTATCTCTGCTATAGTCTATCTTCACTGACATAATTTTCCACCAATCCTATAATTTCTTGTCCATGTCCTAGTACTGCTTTTTCAGTATCAAATGATAAGTCCATTAACTTGATATTAAGTTCAAGTGCATCACTTCCAAACTCATTTAAGTTCTGTATGTACTTGTACCTACCATCAATAGGTAGACTTGCCATGATATCAAAAATATCACCATACTGCTCAATCATTTGAGTAGCACGCTTAGGACCAATTCCTGCTACACCTGGTACATTATCTCCTTTATCTCCTGTAAGACATTTGAAAGTCAAATAATACGAAGGATCAAAGTCATAATGTTCATCCCAGTTGTGTACTGTTGTTTCTTTTCTTGTTACGGTTGAGAACCGTGATATGTTCTCATCGACTAGTAAATCCCAGTCTTTATCAGAAGAGATTAGCCAAATATTTTCTATACCTAGATTTTCTCTATTCTGACATATAAGTGCTGCTATATCATCAGCTTCAACTCCTTGATATTTAAGAGTTAGGAAGCCTTCATACTTACACTTATTCATAGTTACACCAAACTCTTGTAAGAACTCAAGAAACTCTGCTTCTTCTTCAGGAGTTTGTTCTGCGTATCTATCTTTTCTGTTTTGTTTATATTCGGGGTAGAGTTCTTTCCGATAGGTGCTACCACCGTCACCTAATACCACGACTTCTCCGCAATCATAAGATTTTGCAAGAGACTTAACTGTTCTTACATAATCATGCTCGAAGTCGAGGTTGCCTTGATGTTTCCATCTAAACGCTAGGTTTAGACCGTCAACTATTAAGAGGTTGCCGTTCGGAATCGGTTTCCCATGGTTGGTAAACGATATCGCCATTGTCGAACACTAGCTCCTTATATTCTAACCACTTGTGTAAAAATGTAACATAGCAATCCAACCAACTTATATACATATAATCACAGTTGACTGGAACTTTGTGTGTTGCTACAAAGATCTGTCCATGGTTTTGTTTAAAAATTAGCAGTGGGTTTAAATTCATACCCGCTGCCTGCTCTACTAATTTAGTCCACCACTTTACAAAAGTATTACTTTTTTGTGTGAACATTTTTTCATTAAAGTCAATGCTTTTATAGTGTTTGCACTCTATACAATACACATTTACTTTATGTTCGAGATATAAATCTCCTTTTATTTTTCCTGAGCCACTGCCAGGTGTAAACTCAAAGTCTAACCCAGTTGCCGCATCGAGAATTTTCTTAACGTTTTTTTCGAAAGCGTTACCTTTTCTTCTGCTTCTATTATTCGGCATCTAATCTACTTATGTTATCCTCTTTTATTATTTCTATTTTTTCTAGCAGAGGATGAGTCCAGCCATGAGATACCATATAAGTATTCAGACTGTCCTCTTTTAATAATACCTCTACCACCTTTTCTTTTCCAGTTTCATCAAGTGCTTGATTTACTTCGTCTAGGAAAAGAACGTTTATTTGAGAACGAGAAATTGAACTCATCAATTTCCTTATGGCAACTAGCGTAGCAATATTTACTCTAGCTAATTCACCACTACTGAGTGCAAGTATATCAATAATTTTACCATTATCTGATACTTCTACATTCAATTTATCATTCTCTACTACAAAGTTGATCGCAAATCTACCATCACTGAACTCTGCAAGATAGTCGTTTGTTAAAGATTCTAATTCTTTAACTAGACTTTCAATTTTGTATGCGAGAAGTCCATTAGTACTAAAAGCCTTTTTAAGAATTTCAAGTGTTGATAGTACATCTTCACATTTGCTGAGTCCGTCAGTAATTTCTTCCAACTCTGTCTCAAAGCTCGCTGTTTGCTCTTGTATGATACTAAGTCGTGTATTGTGAGAAGTCCGTCTGTTGTTTTCATCACTTACCTCTTGAATACTCGACCTAACAGCGGCAATCTTTGAGCGAAGCTCTTGAATCTGTCCTTCCAAGTCGTCTTTATTGATGACTGTAGTTGGGAGTTGAGTGTCAATGCTCCTGAAGAGACTTTCCCACTCTTGTATCCTTTTGGCTGCCGTCCTATGTACCTTATTTGCATAATCTTGTTCCTCTAGCTTTTCTTTTAGTTTGTCTAACTTTCCAGCAATTTTGCCTACCTCTATTACATAGAAGTCACATTTTTCACCAACAAGTTCCATATTGATATCTTGTCTACAAGTTGGACACTGAGGAGTTTCTCCAATGTCTGTCCACTCTTGTAACTTTCTCTGATTTTCTGAAAGTTGATATCTAGTTTCTCCCAATTCAGAACTTAAAGGAGAAGTGTCTACTTCTGTAGGATAAAGCTCAATAGCTTTTTTCATCTTATCAATGTCTATTGATT